CATCTGCGCGACGGTCGCCGCCGCATCGAGACCTGCACGCGCGGCGACGAGCGAGGTATCGACAAAAGGGGGAATGGTGGGCGGAACGGGCCGCGGCCGGGTCGCCGCGGGCAGGCGATTGCAGTGTGAACGAAGCATAGGGTTTGCACCTCCGGTTAGGATCAGGAGGCGCACACCATAGGCTGAGCAAATATGATTTGCAAGATTAGCAAGTTTCACATGCGTTATTTCATGTGAAACATGTGCTGGATCAGGCGGCTGCGCGCTCTTTCAGCCGATGGGGCAGAAGCACGCCGCGAATCACGACCTGGTTGCGATCCACCACCAACGTCTTCGGCGGCGTCGGATCGTTGGTCCTGGGCACCAGCAGATCGACGGGGCCGGCGGGCTGGTACTGGCGCATCACCGGCTCGGCCTTTGCCTGCTCCCGGACCGTCGCAAACACCGCGTCGCCGGCCTTGGGTACGCCGTGCAGGTTCACGATGACGATGTCGCCCGGCATGTAGCCCTCGAGCTCCAGGGCGCGCGTATTGAGCCGCCAGGGCTCCAGGCCCTCTTGCCCGCGAATGATGCTGTTCAGGGCGTCGGCCAGCACGGCGTCGTAATCCGTCGTGATGATCAGACGTTCAGCCTCGGCTCTGGCCTCGGCCCAGGCGCCCTGAGCGCGCGTGGGGATCGGACTGTCGGAATTGACCTGCCGGAGCGCCTCGACCTTGTCGATGGTGGCCGGATGCAGCGTCTTCTCGCTGCTGTCGGGCAGGTTGACGAACCGCGTGAAGGTAGATGGGGATAAGTCGAGCAGCCGGGCAAGTTTCGTGGCCGTGATGCCCAGCTCTCTGAGTGTGTCGCGCAGATAGGCGCGCTGCTTCGCGCCGATCTCGGCGCGCGTCGAGCGCTCTGTTTTCCGAGCCATTTGCAAATCCAACCTAGCAATACCGCTAGGTCTAGTATGCAAACGCTTGGTACTCTCCACATCCAGCAACATTGCGCTTGACTGTTTGCCGCAAATCACCGCTTACGTGTGCAACTATGCACACAATCCTTGCGATTAGCGAGATCAAAGATCGGGCCGAGGCGATCGGGCTCACCTTGAGCGAGATCGCCAACAAGGCCGGAATAGCGCCATCGACCGCCCTGCGCATGGCCTCCGGCAAGACGCAGGGCGGCTGGATTTCCACCAACAAGCGCCTAGCTGCGGCCCTCGTCGCCGAGGAGGAGCGCGTTCGTGCGCACCTTGCACAAGTGCCGCGGCCGGATCCCGACAAGGAGAAAACCGATGCGGCAGCGTGACGGCTTCACCGAAGCGCCGCGCGGCGATGCCGCGAAGGTCGCGCTGTGGGTGTCGTGCGCCGTGGCGCTCGGCGTCGCGATCAATCTGGCCTGGCTGATCAGCCTGGCGATGTGAAGGGGGAGAGAATGCCTGAAGCCTGTCCGATGCCGCGGACCGCGACCGTCACCGACACGCCGTTCGCGCAGGTCGCCGACATGCAGCGCAGCGAGATCGAGCGCAGCTCCGGCCTCGACCTGGAGAAATGCAACGTCGTCACGATCCTGACGGCGCTGAACGAATTCGACCTGAAGCGGATCGACAAGCTCGGCCATCGCTTCGAGACATGGCCCGACGACGTCCGGGTGAAGTTCGAGAAGGAGCTTGCGCTGTTCGCCGAGCGCAACGGCGGCGCGAAGATCGAGGCCATCACCACCGCGATCGGCGGCGCGCCGAAATGCTTCATCCTCTGCCTGCACTGGAGGGCGAAGCCGTGATCCCGCAGCGCACGGCCTCCGAGGGGGGGCATGTCACCCTCAAGCAGCTGAAGAAATATCCGGACGTGATCGTGATGTGGCAGCGCCGGTTCGACACGCAAGCGATTGCGGACGAGCTGAAGCTGCCGGAGCACCTGGTGCACGCCTGGGTGATCAACTTCCGCGAGCTGGGCAGGGCGGCGGCATGACGCCCGACGTCGCAACCCTCTTGCAGCGGCTGCTCCAGGCCGGCGAGAGCGTGCTGACGCTGCGCGATCCCGGCGACATGTCGGAGATCATCGCGCATGTCGAGCAATGGCTGGCGCGCCCGACCGATCGCGCGCGCGTCGTGCATCCGTACACGCTGATGGCGGCGAGAGCGAGCGATCTCGCCGCCATCGCCAAGCGCAGGGGCACCGAGGACCACGCAACCTACTGCCGCGTCGTCGGGCTGCTGCTGCCCGACGTCCGCAAGGACTGCTGGGAAGCCTTCCAACAGCGCAACAGGCCAACGCCATGAAAACTGCTGCTGAGATCCTTTGGGGTGGTAAGGCCGTGGCCGAGATGTCGCGCGATGAGCTACTCGAGATCGTTCGTCAACTCGATCATTGCGTCGCCGATGCGCAAGCTCATGGCAAATTCGGCAAGGCCGGCGCTAACGTCGTGTTTGTCTGCGAGCGTTGCGGGACAACTCGTCTGACCCTGCCGGCGGACAATCACGACACGCTCGATAGCGCTTATGAGCGCGCGAGGGAGTGGAAGTGGACCTTTCAGGAAGGTCACGGCGCTGCTGACGACCTAGTTGTGTGCCCGCGATGCAGCAAGGTGAAGGGCTGACGCCATGCCCGCGCTCGCGACCCAGCCGCGCCAGCTCGACATCATCGCGGACACCGCGTTGCGCGAGGATCCACGGCTGAAGGTCAAGAACCACAGTGGTTCGTCAACCGTTATCGCGCTGGATCCTGAGACGACAAACCACAGTGGTTCGTCAACCGTCCTCGAGACCGTAGATCGCCGGCGCAAGGCGGCAGGGCTTAGCCATGACGAGCTGTGCCGCGCTGCCGGCATCGAAGTGAACAACTGGTTCCGGCTGCTGCGCGGCGCGCACCAACCATCCCCTGCGACTTTGCGAAAACTGCAAGCCGCGCTCGACGCTCCGCGCCAATCAAAGCCGCCACAAATCATCGCCGGCTTCCATCGCGTGCTGATCGGCCTACTCGCCGATGCCATGGGCGCGGACCGCGCCGCGGTGCTGGCCGTCGACATGAGCAAGCAGCGGCCGCAGAACCCGGCATGGCTGCGCGCGGCGCGGATCCGGATGATGGCGACCTATATTGCCGCCGTCGAGCTCGAGGTGGGCAATGCCGAGCTCGGCCGGGCGATTGGCCAGACGCGCCAGGCCATCCAGAAATCGCGCAACCAGGTAGAAGACCTCCGCGACGATCCCGCGATCGAGGCGGCATTGACGCTGGTAACGGCACAGGTGCGGGCATGAGCGAAGCTGGACAACGAAAGCAGCGCGGCGAGATCGACTACACGGCCAATCGTCGCGTCATCGGACCAGTCGATTACGACTTCCCAGCCCGCGGCGGATGGATGCGGCCGTACAACAGGCGCAAAAAGCCGATCCGCAAAGCGAAGAAGGTACGGGCATGAGCATCGACCTTCGCTCGCGCCAAGGCTGGGAGGCTCTGAAAGCGCTGCTCGACGAGCGCATGGACGAGGTGCTGCGCATCTGCCGCCTGGACACGCCCAGGCGCAAGGGCTGGACGCTGATCGACGATCCCCGCGGCAACGGCCGCGATTGCTTCGGCCTGTGCGTCAAGGGCGACGGTCTGTCCTGGAAGAAATTCAACGGCACCGAAAAGGGGCGCAGCCTGGAGCTGATCGCCTATTGCGAGGGCTGGTACCATCTGCCCAATCGCGGGGCGGAGCAGGCGGCCACGCTTGCAATCGCGCGGCTCGGCCTCGGCAGCATCAGCGCCGAGCAGCTGCAAAAGGATCGCGCCAAGGCCAAAGAGCGCCAGGCCGTGGCGCATGCCGAGGATCGCTCGCAGGCCGAGCGGCGCGCGGCCGCGGCGTTCGCGATCTTCATGAATGCGCGGCCGATCCTGGACACGCCAGGCGAATTCTATCTGCGCGAGGCGCGCGGCATCGATTTGCGCGCGGCGCCGTTCATCGGCCCGCGCGGCGGCGCGCTGGCGCCGGGCAGCCTGCGCTTCCTGCCGCACCACAAATATCTGATCCGCGACCGCAAGAACGTCGTCACCGGCGAGATCTTCGCGCCGTGCATCGTCGCCTGCTGCACAAATGCCAATGGCGACATCCGCGCGCTGCATCAAACCTGGCTGCGGCCCGATGGCAGCGACAAGGCCGACATTCCGCCCGCGCCCGATGGCACGCGGCAAAAGCCGCGGCGCGTGCTCGGTGAATTCCGTGGGCTCGCCATTCCGCTGTGGCGCGGGGAAGGGCACTTCACCCGCAAGCAAGCCGCCGCGCATGGGCTGTTGCAGACGCAAGGCCTTTCCGAAGGCGTCGAGGACGGGCTGAGCGGCGTGATCGCGGCGCCGACGCATCGGTGGGCCGCGATGATCTCGCTGAGCAACCTCGTCAACATCCCGGACTGGCTGCCCGAATGCGTCGATAGCGTGATCGTGCATCGCCAGAACGAATGGGACAACCCGTCCGCCGTCGCCGCGTTTGAGAACGGCCTGCGCGCGCTGCGCTCGACGGGGCGCGCGGTCGCGGAAGTGGCTGCGATCTACGGCAAGGATCTCAACGATACGCTGAGGGGCGCGGCTTAAGGAATGGTCGAGGGGAAACGATCCGCCGGCGCGCGGGCCAATGTCGTCGCGATGCAGAGATCCGACGACGAGCTGGCCGAGCAGCGCGACTGGAAGAAGGACACGCCGCCGATGGAGCCGCGCGGCCCGAACGGCGTGCTGGCCGGGCAATGGACGGCGGACCTTTACGGCATGCCAGCGGATCCCGGCTGCGATTGCCCGGTGACGCCGATCGGCTTCGAGGGGCCGCTGTTCTACCTGATCGACAGCCGCGGGCAGTTTCGCGCGATGAAGGCCGCGGAGGTGAACCAGGCCGGCATCCAGGACCTGTTCGCGAAATACCCGAACTACCCGAAATGGATGCATCCGCGCTGGTCGCGCCCTGTCGTCGACAAGAAGGGCGTGGTGACCAAGCCGCCCGAGATCGTCTCGTTCGAGGCCGACGAGATCAAGGAGACGCTGTTCCGCGCGTGCTCGCGGCTCGGCTTCTTCTCGCCGGAGAACAAGATGCGCGGCCGCGGCGCATGGACGTTCCGTTCCGGCGCCATCGCCTACCACGCGGGCGATGCCATCTGGATCACGCAGAAGGGCAAATTTACAAAACTGCCGACCGGGATCCACCAGGGGCATCTCTATCCGCGCCTGGCGCCGCTGCCGCGGCCGTGGACAGAGCCGATCGAGATCAGCCACTCGCCCGCGCGCGCGCTTTACGAAACCTTCTGCAAGTGGAACTGGACGCGGCCAAAGGTCGATCCGGTGCTGCTGTTGGGGTGGATCGGCTGCGCCATGATCGGCGGCGCGCTCGACTGGCGATCGGCCATCCTGCTGCTGGGCGACCGCTCGACGGGCAAGAGCACGCTGCAAAGCAATTTGCTGCGCATCTTCGGCGACGCGCTGATGCAGTCCGCCGACCCGACCGCAGCCTACATCTACCAGAAGATGGCGCATGACAGCCGGCCGGTCGCGCTCGACGAGCTGGAGCCGGACGGAGATCCGCGCAAGGTCGCGAACATGGTGCACCTGATGCGCACCTCGGCCTCCGGCGCGATCGGCGGCCGCGGCGGCCCGACCAAGGGCGAGGCGAGCGAATTCCAGATGCGCTCCGCTTTCCTGTTCTCCGCGATCAACAACCCGGTGCGCTCGGCGCAGGATCTCTCGCGCATCGCGGTGCTGCGGCTGCAAGCGCTGGATCTCAACCAGGAGCGCCCCGCCCCGATCGACGAGGAGACCACGGGGCCGATGGTGCTGGCGCTGATGCTGCAAGGCTGGGGCGAGAACGGCGCCAACTTCAGGGCGACGCTGAACCGCTTCAAGACGGCGCTGGCCGAAGGCGGCCACGGCGGCCGCGGCCAGGACACCTATGGCACGCTGCTCGCCTGCGCCGCGATCATGATGGGCCCTGAGCTCGCGCGCGAGCTTGGCGTGCCGCTCTGCGATGGCGAGGAGCTGGAATGGGCCGAAGGCGACATGCTGAAGGCCGACAGCCTGCCGGAAGTCGAGGACGCCGCGCCGAACTATCGGCAATGCGTCGATCAGATCCTGACGCGGCCGGTGAAGAGCTGGCGCAATTCCTCCCGCAACACCATCGGCCAGACACTGGAGGAGATGCGCTCTACGGACCGCCTGACCGGCGACGTGCGGCTCGACCAGCTCGACAAGGAAACGGCGAGGCGCGACGTCAACATGGCCGGCTTCGGCCTGTTCAACGTGCGCGAGATCGTCGCGGGCGTGATGCGGCGCGACCGCATCAGCCTGGAGGCCGCGCTGACGCAATACGGCTTGCCGGCGTCCGGCCTGGTGCTGGCCGTGCCGAACCGCAGCGTCAAGGTGCAGGAGCATCTTGAGGGCAGCGACTGGCAATACGGGGCCTGGAAAGACGCGCTGCGGCAATGCCCGGTGCCCGGCGTGATGATCACCCACTCGGACATCAACAAGCAGACGATCGACGGCACGCAGACGCGCTGCACGCTGATCGTGCTGGATAAGTATCACGAGGCGCCGGAGAAATGAGATCCATCACCGAGCAGGGTCCATTCTGGGCAGAGACGGCGAGCACCAAAGGCGACCAGAACTGGCCGTTCTGGATCGTGCGCAATCGCCTTGGCAACGTGCTCGGGAAGGTTATGAGCCGCGCAGATGCGGAGCGCCGCGCGGCCGAGATGAACGAGGCGCAGGGGAAATGACGCAACACGTTCGCCTGACAAAGCTTGTTGCGGATCTCCTGTGCGGCGCCGGTGGCTCCTCGACGGGTTGCCAACAGGCGCTCGCCGCGCTCGGCTTCGAGATGGAGCTGACCTGCCTCAACCACTGGCCGGTCGCAATCGCGACGCATGAAAAGAACCATCCGAAGGCGCGGCACTACTGCCAGGACATCGCGACGGTGCGCCCGCACATCGCTGTGCCGGAAGGGCGGCTCGACCTTCTGATGGCATCGCCATCCTGCACGCACCATTCGCTCGCGCGCGGCGGCAAGCCGACGTCGGATCAGCAGCGGTCCGACCCATGGCACATCATCACCTGGCTGACCGAGCTGGACGTCGCCTGCATCATCATCGAAAACGTGTGGGAATTCCGCAATTGGGGCCCGGTCGACCCGGTGACGGGCAAGCCGATCAAGGAGCGGAAGGGCGAGTATTTCAACGCCTGGATCGAGATCATCCGCAAGCTGGGCTACGTCGTCGAGTGGCGCAAGCTGAACGCGGCCGACTATGGCGAGGCGACGACCAGGTCGCGCTTCATCATGATCGGCCGAAAGGACGGCAAGCCGATCACCTGGCCGCAGCCGACGCACGGCGAGGGAACGGGCAAACCGTGGCGGCCGGCGCGGGACATCATCGACTGGAGCATCAAGGGCAGGTCGATCTTCACGCGAAAGAAGCGACTATCACCCAAGACGCTCGCAAGGATCGAGGCCGGCGCCGTCAAGCATGGCTGGCCCGAACCGTTTCTGGTGATCCTGCGCAACCACATGGACGGCAAGAGCCTTGATGGGCCGCTGCCGACCATCGCGGCGAACGGCAATCACATCGCGCTCGCGCAGCCGATCATCCTGCCGACAGGGCAAGCGCCGGCGCGAAGCGCTGGAACGCCTCTGCCCACCATCACGACCGGCGGTGCCGGCAATGAGGGGCGGCCAGGCTGCGCCAGGCCCATGCTTGTCGAGCCGTTCGTGCTGTCTCAAGCATCTGGAGGAGTTGCGCGGGCCGTCAGCGATCCGCTGCCGACCGCGACCACGGACGGCGCGATTGCGCTGATCTCGCCCTATTACAGCTCAGGATCCGGGGAGACCTGCAACAGTGTCGAAACCCCGTTGCCGACCGTGACGGCCAAGGCCCGCTTCGGCCTGGTGATGCCGGTGACGCACAAATGCAAGAGCAACCGCGCCCGCGACATCGCGACCGAACCGCTGCCGACCGTCACCACCGCCAGGCGCGGCGAACTCGCCTTCATCACGGCTTCGTTCGGCGAGCGTGTCGGGCAGGCGCCGCGCGTGCACAGCATCGACGAGCCCACGCCCGCAATCTGCGCCACGGGACGCATCAACCTAGTCGAGGCGGCCGGTTACGACATCCTGTTCCGGATGCTCGAGCCGCACGAACTCGCGGCCGCGATGGGCTTCAGCGGCGAGGACGAGACCTATGAGTTTACGGGCAACAAGACCGAGAAGGTGAAGCAAATCGGCAACGCCGTGCCGGTCAAGCTGATGAAGGCATGCGTTACAGCGCTGATGGGCGAGCCGGCAATGCCGATGGCGGAGGCCGCCGAATGAAACAGCGTCGCCGCCAACCGAAGACGCTCGAAGATCTGCTAGCGCCCGATCGCGTGTGGGTGACGCCAGGCGGCTGTTGGCTCTGGCTCGGCGGCGACGATGGGGGAGGGGAGTGGCACGGCCTCGGCGCCTACGGACGCATCCTGCGGCCCGGCACCAGGCGCGTGATGCCGGTGCACCGTTACGTCTACGAGACCTTCGTCGGGCCGATCCCGTACGGCTATGACGTCGACCACATGTGCGCGAGGTGGGCGCCGGATCCGCGCACCTGCCGCAAATGCGTCAATCCGGATCACCTGCAAGCCGTGCCGCCGCACATCAACCAGCAGCTGAAGCTGCTGCGCCGGCTCGGCTACGGGACTGAGCCGATGGATTTCGACGGGCCGGAGATCGAGCCGCGGCCGCTGCCGCGCTGCGAGCCTATCCTGGCGCCAGGCGAGACGCACGACGACATCCGTTATCTGACCTAGCGAATGATCTTAAAAACCCTCGCCCGCTTGCGGCGCGGTTCGATCGCGGGCGGCGGCTCGCCGTGGGTGAGCGCGCGCATCATCCCGATCCGCGCCATCATGGGATCGCCGCCGCGCTCGGCGACGAGGAGCAGGATCTCGGCGGCCGTCTGCCAGTGCGCCATGCGCTGTGCGGCCGGCGCCAGCTCGCTGATGTATTCGCCGGCATCGCCGAGGGTGACGAGCTCGCGGCCATCAGGCAGGGCGATCGGATCAAAGAAGCGCGTCGACCAGGGCAAGCCTAGATGCCCTCGCCCTTTGGGATGGGTTTTGCCGGCGCAGGCGCTGGAGCGGAGCGGGCATCGCGCCGATGCCGGAGCACAGCCGTGGTGCCGAGCTCCAATCCATTGTCCGTAATGACTGTCCGCGCGCGATCGAGCCGGTACGGATCAGTGCGGGCCGTGAGCATCGCCGCGCCTTCTGCCAGTTGCGAGCACGCGCCCATTGCGCCGCGCGCGATCGTGGAGGCGTCAGACCTGAAGTCATCAAGCCGCTGCGCCTGGTCAACGACGCAGTCCAGATAGCGCGCGATGGCAGCCTTTGCGCTCTCGGCAACAGGATCCTTTGCAGGAGGGGCCAGCTTGCCGCCCGGCGGTTGCGTCGCGGGTGGCAGGATCTGCACCTGTGCGCCCACGCCCGCGTTCACCAGCATCATCATCGCGGCCAGCGCCGTGCGTTTCATTCCCGCGCCCTCGCCCGATGGCGGTTAAAAAAGGACCGCGCGGCTTGTCTCGCGACGCGCTGCATCCTGCCGTGTTTCAACGAGCGAGACCGTAGCACGCGCGCCGCGCGCCGCGCGGCCTCTGTTTCTTCTGCTCACAACGATTGACGTGGCTCGCTGCATGCCAGTTTCGGCGTGCGAGGCTCTTTCGGCCCATTGGGCGCGGGGAGAAGACACCTAAACCGGCTGGTGTCTTGGCAAGTGTCTAGCGGCAAGCCTCTGCAACACCACGACAATTCGCGATATTAGACAGGCGGACACCAAAGACACGGCCTGTCCTCGTATGCATGCCCGCGCGCGCGCGTGCGTGCGGGGAATGTGGTGTCTAACCTGTCTACTTGTCTAAAAATAGAAATAGATATGAAGTAGCAACAGGTTACAAAATCCAGTCGATTAGACACCAAAGACACTTCGGCCTTGCCCTCGACGGTTGCCGGCCCTCGCGACCAATTAAATATTCCCGGAAATTCAGCGGGATGGCCGCAAATGACGAAAAAGCAGACTGCCGCGGCAGTGATTTCGGCGGCTGGGGCGGCGGCGCCGGCGGATCAGCAGCTCGAGCTCATGCCGCCGACCAGGACCAACCTGACCGAGAGCGAGCGCGCGCGCGTCGAGGCGGCGGTGCGGACGAACAAGGCCGGCCGGCCGCCAGGCGCGACGAACCTTGCCACGCGCCAGGTGCTGGACTTCGTGCGGAAAACCATCGGCGACCCGATGATCGAGAGTGCGCGCTACCTGATGCACACGCCGGAGAGCCTGGCGATCGAGCTGGGATGCACCAAAGGCGAAGCGTTCGACCGCCTGGAGCGGATCCGCGCGGATCTCCGGCCCTACTTCTACGCGAAGCAGGCGCCTGTCGACGCTGACGGCAAGCCGGCGCCATGGTTGACGCTGTCGATCGGGGCCGATCATGCGCGCCATGAAGGGCTCGCAAAGCCCGATCAACCGCCTTGGACCTACCTTGACGCCGCCCCGCAGCAACCCCAGCAAAATCAGCAGCTTACCGTGCAGGCCGCGCCAGCGTCGCACGGTGACGTGTCGCACAACGACCAATAGACCAACAGCGTCAGCGGCTTGGCCTCAAACGGCCGCTGATCTCAAATCACCGGCCGGGCGGGCGGCCTGGCCGGCGATCGAGGCCGCTGGCGAGCGCCGAGATGGCCGCTCGCCAGCGCGCCAGCGCCGAAGGCTATGCGGACGGCCTTCGGCCGGCTTCCATTTTTCGGAACCACCCCCCCGGTGGCGGGGTGGGTGGCACCCCCAAAGCGCAGCATCGCGCGCCGCGTGCGGGTACTACCTGAGATTTTTTTCGCGCCTCCGACCCTGTCGGCCCTCGGCTGTTTCAAAGGAACGCGAACTTTGTGGCTGTCGACCGGGGGCGGGGGGATCGCGCCGATGATCGACGCATCTGCTTCGCTACGCGAGAGCTCGCTGGCGGATGTGCTGGGCTCCGCCAACCCGTACAAAAATCTGATGGGGCATCTCGAAGCGAACGACGAATTCCGTAAGGAAAACCCGCAGCTCGTCGATGATCTGTTCAAGCGTGAGGAGAAGACCGGGACGGTGAACCTGCTGCGCAGCGCGGGCCCGGTCAGCGATGCCTACATCATTTCGACGTACAACATCAGCGTCATCGTCGGGCCGGTCGGTAGCGGCAAGACGATCGCGAGCGCGAAGAAAGGGCTGGTCGAGGCTCAAAGAATATATCCCGGGGCGGACGGGGTGCGTCGCTACAAGCTCGGCAACTTCCGACAGAAGTACGACAACGTCTGGAAGGCTGCAATCCCGTCCCACTGGAAAATTTTTCCCAAGGACATGCCCGGCTCGCACTGGACCGGCGCGCAGCCGCGCGCTGCGATGCACCTACTGCGGTTCGAAGACAAGTTCGGCGCGATCGAGATGCGCAAGGACTTTCTGGCGTTCGGCGAAGATGCCAACCCGGAGGACGTGCGCGGCCTCGAATTCACCGACATCGAGCTCGGCGAAATTGACACGCTGCCGCAAGAGCTGTTGCCGGCGCTGTCGCGCGCTGTCGGCCGCGAGCCGCCGATGGAGATCATTCGCCGCACCGGCCGCATCTTCGGCGACATGAACGCCCCGGATGTCCTCAATTGGACCTATCCGATGTTCTACGAGAAGCCGCCGCCCGTGGTGAAGCTGTTCCGCCAGCCAGGCGGTATGGATCCCAACGCAGAAAACCTCGAGGCGCACGGCAACAGCCGCGCCTATTACGAAAACATCATCGCGACCAACACCGACAATCCCTGGTACGTGCGCCGCATGGTGCATGCGATCCCCGGCATCACGCGCGCGACGGACCTGGTCTATGACCGCTTCGACGAGGCGATGGTGTCTCCGACGACGATCCCGGTGCTGAAGCAACTGCCCGTGCTGGTCGGCATCGACGGCGGCCTGACGCCGGCGGCTGCCTATGCGCAGGAGCTCAGCAACGGACAGTTTCGCGTGCTCGCCGAGATCGCGATCGGCCGCGGCGGCATGGACGAGCTCGGCGATGCGATGCTGGCGCTGGAAGCCTGGCGCTTCCCCGATTGCGATTTCCGGGACGTCTGCGACCCGGCGATGCTCGCGGGCGAGGACAAGGACGCCGAGACCCGCGAGGAGCAGCAGGTGTCGAAAGGCTCCGACCGGCAGCGCCTGTCCGACAAGCTTGGCCGCCAGGTCGAGCCGGCCAAGTCGAACGATGTCAGCCGCCGCCATGACGCGGTGCGGGAGAAGATCAAGCTGAACTGCGGCCCGGGCCAGCCCGGCTATCTGCTCGACCCCAGCTGTCATGGCCTGATCCGCGGCAAGCGCCAGACCTACCAGTTCCGCAAGCGCCGCGGCACCAACGACCTGTCCTCGGTGCAGCCGTCGTTTGACACCCACGTCGCCGATGCCGAGCAATATGCGGCGATGGAGTGCGGGACCGACGCGGCCCGGAAGCGCAAGAGCGATCGGCGCCAGGCACGCGAGGATCGCGCCAAGAAAAACCGTGAAGCCGGCCGTTACAAGGCGTTCGGGCGGCGCCGGTGACGGTTGACGGCGCGGCGCCGCGCTCAGAGTGCCGCCCATGATCCGGGAAACCACCCAGGCCGACATCGAGCACGTCTGCGCGCACATGCGTGCGGAGGACGCCGTTGAGCAGTTTGCGACACGCTTTCCCGGCGAGGACACGCCGGAGTCGCTGGCGCGGGACATGGTCGCTGCGATGCCGCGCGCCATCCTGAGTTCTTGCGTCCTCGACCCGGCCGGGCGGCCGGCCACGATCCTCTCGGCCTACCAGCAATCGCCGGGCGTTGCCAGGCTGCACCGGCTGTCGACAACCGCATGGCCGCGGGTCTCCTTCCGCACCTTCGAGTTCGGCATGCAGCATTTCATGCCGGCGCTCGCTGGCGTGGTGCATCGCGCGGAGTGCTCCGTGATGGCGCGCTACCGCGAAGCGCATCAGATCCTCGAACGGCTCGATTTCAAACAGGAAGGCATCGCGGTCGCGCGCGGGCGCGATGGCGAGGACTTTGCAAACTTCGCATGGGTGAGGCGCCATGTGTGACTTCGGCAGCGCGGACAATTCGGCAGCGGTGATGGCGACGCAGAAGGCGCGCGACGAGGCAAACGCCGCGCTCAACGCGCAGCTGAAGGCGACGACCGACGCCAGCGCCGCCGCCGACAGCAACAGCGAGAACGACCGGCGCGCATCGGAAGCCGCGATGCGACGGCTTGCGGCCGGCGCGATGTTCGGCGCCGGCGGCGCGGCGTTGCCCTCAAGCACCGGCACGGTATTCACCCGCGAGCTGTTCGGGAGCTGAGAGGCACATGATCGTTTTTGCCGTCGTTGCGACCGTTATCTCGCTGGTCTGGTCCGGGGTCGTATGTCTGGCCAACGGCATGTCGACGTCGTCGAATGACGGCTTTGCCGGCGGCAACACGGTGATTGCCGCATGGGTCGCGACCGCCGCACTGTGGCTCGCGTGGTGGGTCGGCTGATGCGCTCGACGCAAGAAATCCTCACCGCGCACGAAGCCAAGAAGCGCGTTCGCCAGCGCGAAGAGCCGGCGTGGCGCGACATCGCGCTGATCATCGATCCCGACGGGCAGGAGTTTTACCCGAACGAGCGCCACGATCGCGAGAACGACGTCGAGGTGTTCGACAGCACGCCGCAATATGCGCTCAACGATTACGTCGGCGGCCTGTTCGGCGAGAGCATGAACCCGGCCGAGCGCTGGGGCGAGCTCTCGACCGGCGACGACGATCTCGACAAATACGGTCCGGTCAAGACCTGGCTGTGGGATCAGATGTCGGATCTCTACGCCACGATGGCGCCGACGATCGCGAATTTCTATTCGGAGGCGCCGGCCTGGCTCGCCAACATGGGCCGTTACGGCAACGGCTTCATGTACCAGGAGGAGTGGGCCGAGCGGCGCATCATCATCGACAAATCAATCCCGATCGGCGAGAGCTACATCGAGCTCGACATCGCCGGCAACCTCTGCGGCTTCGATCGCGCGTTCAAGCTGACCGGCGCGCAGATGAAGCAAAAGTTTGCCAGCTACGCCGACAGCGCGCGCGACGACGAGACGTACACCGTCATCCACGCGGTCGCCGAGAACTACGACTACAAGCCGGGGATGCTGGGCGAGCGCGGCATGCGCTTCGCCTCGTCCTATATCTGCGAGGATCTGAAGGATTTCCGCCGCGACAAGGGCTATTACGAAATGCCCTATCATCCGCTGTTCTGGCAGCAGCGCTCGGGGCGCGCATGGGCCTCCGGACCGGGGCACGACACCCGCTCCGACATGAACATGAACAACGAGATGGAGCGCACCAATCTGGTGTCGGCGCAGTTCGACGCCGAGCCGCCGCTGATGACGCATGACGATGCGGTGATCGCGGCGGAGGACATCGTGCCGAGCGCCGTGCTGTCGGGCACCATGTCGCTCCAGGGCAAGCAATTGCTGCAATACCTGGAGCGCAATTCGAAACCGCAGCACGCCGAGATGAAGACGAAGGAGCGCCGCGAAGCGATCCGCACCGCCTTCCTCTACGGCATGATGCAGATCCTCGCCAACCGCCCGCAGATGACCGCGACCGAATTCCTCGGCCTGAAGGCGGAGAAGCTGAAGCTCGCCGGCCCGTATTTGGTGCGGATCCAGAAAGGCCTTGCCTCGCACGTGGCGCGCCGCTTCGCCATCCTCAACCGCGCCGGCCAGACGCGCCCGATCCCGCCGGAGCTGAACGGGCGGCCGCTCGCCGTCAAGTTCGTCTCGCCGCTGGCCAAGGCGCAGGAAGCCGCGACCGGCAGCGCCGTGCTGCAATGGATCACATCGCTCGGCCAGATGGCACAGGCGACCGGCGACAACAGGTATCTCGACGCGCCGGATCCCGACGCGGTTTCGCGCGTGCTACATGGCGCAATGGTCAAGCTGCCGTCCGTCATCAAGGACCAGGACACCATCGATCGCGAGCGTGCCGCGCGAGCGCAACAGGTCGCGCAGCAACAGGCGATCGAGCAGGCCTCGCAGCTCGCCTCGATCCATGCCGACGTCGCCCACGCCAACCAGGCGCAGTCGACCGCAAAGGCGAGGGCGCAATGAGCGGGCGGGACTGGCGCACGTGGTTCACCCTGACGTGGGGCCGCGGCACCGACAAACGGCAAAAGGTGCTGGGCGAATATGCCGCGCTCGGCACGCAATATCCGCACGTGCTGACGGATCTAGCTCTGCGCGGCAACGTCTTCGACGACAGCGACCCGCCGACCGATCCGGTCGCGCTCGGCATCTATCTCGGCCGGCGCCAGCTGGCGCTCGAAACCATCAAGCTTTGCCGGCGAACACCCGATCAGCTGTTCGCCTACATGTCCGCCCCTGAGAGAACGGAGACCCGACGATGATCCGCCCATTCGGAAGCTACATGGAAATCCCTCGCGCGCCTGAAGCAGGCGCCGGCGCAGGCGCTGGCGGCGGTGGTGCAGGTGCAGGTGCTGGCGCAGGTGCAGGTGCTGGTGCTGGCGGCGGTGGTGCAGGTGCTGGTGCCGGCTCCGGCGCCGGCACCGGCGCGCCGGCAGGCCCATGGTACACGAGCGCCGATTACGGCTTCGACGACGAGACCAGGAAATTTTACGAAGGCAAGAACTATCCCGACGTCAAGACGGCGCTGACGTCGCTGCGGCACGCCGACCAGGTCGCGCGCGAGCGCAACGTGCTGCAAAGGCCGGATCCGGCCAAGATCAACGAATGGGACGGCTGGAAAGACCTCGGCTGGACGCCGGAGCTGAAAGACTACGCCGTCACCAAGCCGAAGCTGAAGGACGGCCAGGTGCTCGATGAAACCATGTTCGGCGCGTTCGTGCAGGACGCGCATGAGCTGCGCATCCCGCTCGCGGCCGCCCAGCAACTGTTCGAACGGCAGTTCGGCAAGGCCTACGAGCGCATCGCCGCGATGGATGCAGCCGGCGCCGCGGCCCGGCAGGATCTCGACGGCAAGCTCAAGGCCGAATGGGGTGACGAGTACGACGCCAATCTCGACCTGTCCAAGCGCGCGATGAAGGCGCTCGGCATCGGCATGGATGACAGCGCCGAGATCGAGAAGATGATCGGCTCGCCGCGCCTGGTGAAGCTATTCCACGGCTTCGCCGAGCGCATCGGCGAGGACAAGCTGGTATCGACCAATTCATCGAGCACTCAGACCGAACATCCGGCGGCGATCGAAGCCGAGCTCAACCGCTTCGAGATGAACCCGGAGAACATCAAGATCATGAACGACCAGCGCGATCCCCGTTACAACGACGTGATCGCGCAGCGCCGCAAGATGATCGAGCGGCTGGCCGCGGCAAGGCAGCCGGGCAAGTGAGTGTGGGGCGTTTCAGCGAAAGGACGAGACCATGAACAAACTAGCGAAACAGCGTGCTGATCGCATCGCTGCTTTGCGCGCCGAGTTCGGCAAGCTCGACGACGCCGCCTTGCTCAAGGCGGCGCAGGATGCAGGCGCAAAGCTCGAAGGCGACGAGACCCGCGACGAGCTCGAATTTGCCACCGCCGAGGCAACGGTGGTGGAGGAAGAGCAGGCAGCGGCAGATGCCGAGCGCCAGCGCAAGGACGACGAGGCGCGCGCCGAGCGCGAGGCCTTCTACAAGACGCCGGCAGGCCGGAAGCAGCGGGCCCAGGACGAAAAGGATGCATCGGAGCGCGCAATCCGCCGCGTGCATTCCAGCTTCATCAAGGCGCTCCCGAGCGAGGCGCGTTCGACCGGCGCCTGCGTGGTCAATCCGGATGCACCGGAGGCCGGCAGCCATCCCGTGGCTGACGGCAATTACCGCGTCGCCGGCTCGGACTGGGTGATGTCCTTCAAGGACAAAAAGTGGTCCGGCGCATACCGGGCGCATGCCCTTTCCGACCCGGACTGGACCGAGATCCCGGACGCGCCTGGCGGGGCGGTCGGAGCTCCGGCGCCGAAGTCCACGGCGGAATGAACGGTTGACGTTGCGCGGACGCTCCTATCGTCCGCGTCATGGCCGCACCCCCGGCTTTGCCCTCACGGGCTACGCCGGGGCCCGCCTGACCTGAGCGAAAGCCGCTCCGCCGATCGCGGGCGTTAAACGATAGGCGGGCCCCCCGTTTTTGCGCGTCAGCGCAAAAGCCGGCGCACCCCGGCCGAAGCAACCGATCCCCTTCAACAGCTTCGACCGGAGATACCCAGATGGGTCCCGTAACCGACGGACACAAAATCGAATACGGCCGCAACGTGCAGTTGGCCGTGCAGCAGAAGAAATCCCGCTTCGAGCAGGGTTTCACCTACCACGCGGACTGGCGCGGCCGAGAGATGATCTTCGTCGAGCTGGTCGGCTCGACCACCGCGATCATCGACGGCAACCGCGGCGGCGACACCCCGAACATCGACGCCAACATCGAGCCGGTCGGTGTCGTGCCGCACCAGATCGAATGGGGCAAGCTGATCGAGAAGGAAGACGCCATCAAGGCGTTGACCGACTATCAGTCGCCCTTCGTGCAGAACGGCGCTGCGGCGATCGTGCGCGGCCGTGACAGCGTGTTCGCTTCGGCGATCTTCGGCAACCGGCTGATCGGCCAGGACGGCGCCACCTCTACCGCCTGGGACAGCACCAACCGCGTCGTGGTCAACACGGTCGGCTCCAGCGACGGCGTTACCGCCAAGGGCATGAACCTGCGCAAGATCCAGCGCGCCAAGCGCTTGCTGCGTGCGCAGTATATCGACCTCGACATGGAAGAGCTCTGGGGTTGCCTGAACGCACAAGGCCACGAAGAGCTTTACAACGACCTGCTGACCATCAACACCGACACGGCCAAGATGGCCTATGTCGACAATGACCGGAAGCTCGTGCACGAGGTCGCGGGCGTGAAGTTCGCCTCGTACGAGGGCATGGCCGACTACGACGGCAGCAACTTCACCGGCGCGATCTGGTGCAAGAGCGGCATGCACTATGGCGACTTCTCGCCGCTCGAAACGCGCGCCGAGCCGAACCCGGCGAAGAAGTACCGGCTGCATCCCTACATGGAAAACTGGTGGGGTGCTCAGCGGTCGGAAGACGCCAAGGTGATCAAGCTCCAGCTGTCCAAGACCGGCGGCTAACGAACAAACAACGGTGCGGCTCGCGCCGCACCTATGCCCTCAACCCACACAAGGAGGCCAGCATGGCCGTCGTGACCAAATACGGCAACGGGTACAAGGACCCTGCCGCACTCAAGCCCGTGGCGGCGGTTTTCGCCGAAGGCATCGACCGCACCTTCTGCTCGAAGATCAGCGTTGCCAACGGCGACAGCCAGAACTCGCTGCTGTATTTCGGCAAGGTGCCGTCGAACGCGCTGCTCTCGCCCGGCTCGAACGTCTACGCAGCCGCGATCACCGGCCTGTCGTCGTTCAGCCTCGGCTTCGCCGCCGCTCCGGCGGCGCTGATGAGCGCCGTGAACATCTCGGCGGGCGGCACGTTTCCGGCACTTTCGGCCGTGAGCCTGTCGAACTACGTCCAGCCGGCCTGGCAGCTCGCGGGCCTGTCGGCTGATCCTGGTGGCATGCTCGACATCTTCGGCACGCTCGGCGCCAACGCCGGTGCGGCCGGCGACATCGTGCTGCGGATGACCTTCGTCAAGGGTGCCTGAGCATGGCATCGCCCGCGCGCGCGGCAACGGAGCTCGAGGCGGCGAACCTCGCCCTGTCGGATCTCGGCAGGCCGGGGATCGCTTCGTTCGACGACAACAATGCCCGCGCGCGGGCGGTCCGTATCAACTTCGCGGCTGCGCGCGATGCCATCCTGGCGCAGCACCATTGGGGCTTTGCGACCGGCTACGTCATTCCGGCCGAAATGCCGGTGCCCGGCGCGGGCTGGCCCGGTCCGTTCCAGAAGCGGTTTGCGCTCCCGGCCGACTGCCTCAAGGTCCGCAGCATCGCCGACAGCGGCGCCAACGACTGGGAGGTGATCTCAGGCGCGGACGCGACCGGCGCGACCGAGATCAAGGTGCTGGCCACCAACATCAGCGCGCCGAACGTCTGTTACACCCGCCTGATCGCCAATGTGCGGCTGTGGTCGCCGCAATTCCTCAAGGCGTTCCGGCACGAGCTCGCCGGCGTCGTCGCGCCGTTCCTGACGGGGTCGACGGCGAAGGCCGACAGCGAGACCGAGAAGGCCGAGGCGGCGGTGAGCCAGGCCGCGCTCGACGACGGCAAGGAGAAGTCGCGCCGCACCATCCGGCGCGAGGGATCGTGGCTGCATGCCCGCCGTCTCGGCGGAGTGCGCGGGCGCAGGTAGGGGCATCAGGCAACGCATGCCGACCCGGCAGGAGTACGAAAAATCCTCGCTCGCCTCCGGCGAGATCTCGCCGGAGCTTCACGGCGCCACGGACCTGCGCGCGTATCAGACCGGCGTCGCCGCACAAGAGAACTTCGTGACGATCCTGGAAGGCATCGCGGTCCGCAGGCCGGGCACGCGCTTCGTCACCGAGATGCCGAACGAGGCCCAGCGCGGCAAGCTATGGCCGTTCCGCTATTCGGAAGGCGACTATTACATGCTGCTGTTCAATGGCGGCAAGATGCGCGTGCTGCGCGATGCCGGCTATGTCTCGGTCGGCGGTGCGCCGTTTCAGGCGTCGATCCCCTGGAGCGAAAGCGAGCTGGCGCAGCTGCGTGCGGCGCCGCTGAAGAACACGCTGACATTCACGTCGGGCACCGAGCGCATCCGCGTCGTCACGCGCATCGCCCAGGACAACTGGACGGTCGTTGAATATCTGCCGCTCAACGGCCCGGTCGAGGCGCAGAACCTCGACACCACCAAGACCGTCATTCCGTCGGCGACGACGGGCGCCATCACGCTCGCCGGCAGCAATGGCCCGTTCGACATGGGCATGACCGGCGGTGTGCTGCGGCTCGACGAGGCCAATGCGGGCTTGACGGTGCTGTGGACCGCGGGTGAGACCATCGCCGCGCCATCCTCGCCAGCGCCGACGCCTGACGGCCTGTTCGGATCGTCCGTCACCAGCGGCGCGCTGACCGACATGACCGATGGCGACGAAACCACGGCTGCGGGGTTTTCGGGAACGGAGTGCTACGCCGGCTTCCATTGGAACACGCCGCAGACCATCCTCAACCTGCTGCTCGAGGCGCAGCGAACCATCGGTCCAAATTACGGCTTCACCAACGCGGCGACCGCGTTGACGCTGGAGATCTGGGGCAGCACCGGCGCTGCGCCGGCGAATTCGACCGCCGGCACGCTGCTCGGCAGCCTGACTTTCGTCGACAACAGTTCCTACGGGCTCAACTCGCTTCCGCTCTATGTCAGCAGCGCGACGCAGAGTTGGAACAACGTCTGGTTCAGGCTCCGGACGAGCAGCGGCGGAAGCGCGACGTTCGGCGTCGCCGGCCTCGGCGCCTACGTGCCGGCCAGCGGTGGGGCGCTGACGTTGCGGCGCTGGGGTGAGAACATCTATCAGGCCCTGGCTGGCGGCAATTCCGGTTCATCGCCGCCGGTGCATGACGATGGCGATGCCAGCTATGGCGGCATCACGTGGCGCTTCCGCTCCAAGACCTATGGCTTCGTCCGGATCACCGGCGTGACCGACACCAACACCGCCGCAGCCATCGTGATCACGAGATTGCCAGACAGCGCGACCGCAACGTCGAGCTATCGCTGGTGGCCGCCGTCCTGGAGCGATGGAAGCGGCTGGCCGGAGATTGTGCTTCAGCACCAGCAGAAATTCCTGTTCTTCCGCAAGAACAGGCTTTGGATCACCCGGCCGGCCACAGTGGACGATTATGCCTTCACGGCCGACACCGACAGCGCCATCGCAGCGACGCTCGCCGCGCCCGACGACCAATCCTTGCCGGAGATCCGCTGGGCGGCCTCCGGCGGCATCGTTGTGATCGGCACGGCCGACATCGAATGGATGCTGCGCGCGCCGGCCTCGAACGACGTGCTCCAGGCCCAGACCATCGATCCCATCCCCGACAGCCTTGAAGGCTCGATGGCGCAGATCCCGACCAAGGTGGACCGCGGCGTCATCGTGGTGGACGCGACCGGAACCGGGTTGCTCTACATCAAATTCGACGCGCTGACGCAGCAGCTGTCGCCTGAGCTGGTGTCGGCGGCGGCCCGGCACATCCCGCGGCCAGGCGTCGTCGCCAAAGCGTGGCAGAAGCATCCGCACAAGATCCTGTGGCTGGTGCTGCGCGACGGCACGCTGGCCGCCGTCACCTTCATGCCTGGCGAGAAGATCATCGCGTTCCACCGGCACCCGATGCAAAACGCCTTCGTCGAGGACATCGCGGCCATTCCGGCGATCGATGACGGCCAGACCGAAATCTACCTGATCGTGCGCCGCACCATCAACGGCGTGGTGCGCCGCTATGTCGAGCTGCTGCAACCGTTCTTCCAGCCGGTTGACGCCGTGGTGAATACCCGCGTGACCGCAACGCGCATGACTGACGCTGCCGACGTGCGCGTGACGGATACCGGCGACACGCGCATTGCGATCTCACAGGTGCCGAAAGACATCGGCCCGACCGCGGCCGGCGCCTGGTTCGTCGACTGCGGCCTGTCCTACAGCGGCGATCCCGTGACCACCATTTCCGGCCTCGCGCATCTCGAAAACGAGGTGGTGGCCGTGTTCGCGGACGGGGCGATGCAACAGCGCAAACGGGTCGTCAACGGCGCCATCGACCTCGACGGGCCGGCCTCCAGCGTGGTGGTCGGCCTTCCCGTCAAGGCGCGCATTCTCGACCTGCCGCGCTCGCTCCAGCTGCCCGGCGGCTCGAGCCGGGGCAAGCCGCAGCGCGCGACCGACGTCATCGTCGACGTCCTCAACGCCGGCGGCGGCCAGGTGCGCATGACGCATCCGAAGCTGAACCGGCGCGACGATGACGACGACACGCCGTTCGACGACCTGGTCGAGACCGGCGCCGACGATTACGGCGACCCGGTCAAGCTGTTCACCGGCCAGATCGCGCAAACCGTCACGGACGACGGCGCCAGCGTCGCCGTCGTCGAGATCGTCTGCGACGACGCCATGCCGTGCTCGGTGCGCGCGATCGTGCCCGACCAGATCGTCGAGGGGGACTGACCATGTGGCCGCTCGCAACCTTTGCCTCCGCAGGCCTAAGCGCCGCCAGCAAGCTCTATGAGGGCTTTGCCAAGTCGGACGCCTTCAAGATGTCGGCCGGCATCGACCGCGACAATGCCGCGCTGCTCGACACCCAGGGCGAGACGGCCAAGGAGGGCGCCGGGCTATCGCTGACGCAAGGCGCATGGGACGCCGGCCATATCGGGCGCCAGGTCGACACCATGGCCGCGGCGCGGCGCTCCACCTTCGCCGGCCGCAACATCGATCCGACGTCGGGCTCGCCGCTGCTGATGGAAGGCTTTTCGGCCGCCCAGGGCGCAACCGACATGGCGCTCGCGGCCGCCAAGGGCGAAATCGGCTATGCCGATGCCCGCACGCGGGACTCTCAGATCTTCGGCGCGGCGGCCAACCAGCAATGGAAGGCCGTGCAGGACGACCAGAGCGCGATCAATGCGCGGATCTCCGGAATGTTCGGCGCGGCAACGTCGCTGCTCGGCGCGGCGAGCTCGGCGTGGCCGGGGCTCGGCGGCGGCGGTGCTGCCGCGCCAGGCGCTGCGGCCTCGACCTTTGCGGCCGGAAATCCATGGTCGTTCAGCAAGACCGGGAGCCTGTACTGATGGCCCAGGAAGCGCCGATCTACTATCAGCAAGGCGATGTGCCATCTGGCCCGCGCGCCAGCGTCGAGCCGATCGTGGCGCCGCAGCCGGACCGCTCGGCCGGCGCGGCGGCGCTCGGCGGCTTCTCCGACAAGGTCGAGAGCTTTGCGACCAAGATGTACGACGCGCAGCAAGAGGCTGCGGTGTCGAATGCGCGGGTCACGGCGCTGACGCAGCTGAACCAGGCGCAGAACGACGCGGTCAATTCGGAAGATTACAAGAACGCGCCGGCGCAGTTCTTGGCCCAGCGCGCCAAGATCGAGAGCGACGCGCTGTCGCAGGTGCAGGATCCGCGCGCCCAGGCGCAGCTTCGCCAGCACCTCGCCATTGCCGGCATCGCGGC